CTTCGGTTTCAGCTCCCGCTCCAGTCGTTCAATCTCTTTTTTGACGCCTGCCTGACAGTCGAGCTGTGTCGCACGTTGCAGGTGAGCCAGCGCACCGGCGGCATCACCAGCGTCACGCAGAAACAGACCGGTGATTTTGTGCAGCTTTGCGCGCACTTCATCAGGCATGTCAGCCGTGGCGGTCAGTTCAAGGGTGTCCGTCAGCAGGCGGGTATCCACAGACTCACCGGCAGCGTGGGCACGCATGGCCGCGAGTGCCACCTCCTCGGTGAACATGTACGGCGGGGTGCGGCGGTGTTTCCCCGGCATGGTCAGACCGTACTTCAGGGCATAACGGGCAATCTCCAGCGCACCGGCAATATCGCCGGTATCCAGACGCCACAGCATGACCGTCATCAGAATGTCATCCTGTGCACCTTTGCCCTGCTCCAGCACGCCGTTCACCCACGGCAACCAGAACGGCAGCAGTTCGCGTTTTTTCGCGGCCTTCAGCTCTTTTGAATAAATCGCTTTCAGTGTGCGCTGGTCTGCGGCCAGCTTGACCAGCATCTGCTCATAGACAGTTGCATGTCGCAGCGGGGCGGCTTCCCGCTGCGCGGTCATCGCTGCCGAGACCCGCATCATGTGGCGCTGTGCGGGACTCGTCATCGGTTACGCTCCCGGCTCTGCGGTCGCCTTAGCCGGTGTGGAGAAATCACCGACCTTAATTTTTTCCACCAGGCAACCGGCGGCGTAGTCTTCCACCACGTAATCAATGTTCATTGACTCGTAGTTCTCCACGCGGTCGAGTTTCGGGTTTTCCTCAATCACGCGGCGATGGCTGTCATCCATGTAGTAGATGGACAGGTTTTCCAGCTTCGTGATGAGCATCGCATCCGCCGGGAAGTACGGGACGCGTACCGCTGGCAGGTTGCCGATGCGTTTCTGGCTGATGATGACGTCAGCGGCCAGCATTTCGCTGTTGTCCTGCTCCTTGTTGACGATGGGGAAATACTTGTCCGCCAGTAGCTGACGCCCCACAATCACCACAAGGTCAGGGTCTTCCTGATACCACGGCTCAATCAGGTTGTTGGTCGCATCCATCACCAGTGCGTCAAGGCTGGCATAATCACCGCCCTTACCCACGCGGATGACCTCAGAGGTCGTGTGCCCTTCCTCGTCAGTGACCTTGCTCATCACGCGCGCCGGGGCTTCATTGCGGTATTTCTGCAGCCAGCCGACCGCCACATCCTGCAACATCGGATTACTGCTGCGGTCAGAGGTTTCGGCACGCCTCACGCCGTTAAAACCGGCCATGATGAAATCAAGGGACTGGCGTTTGATAATGGCGTTACGGACACGGAGCTGGAAATCCTGATAACGCGCCCACAGGTCAAGCGTTTTGTAGCGGATATAAAAATCGAAGTTAATCTGGTCGCATTCGTACTTGTTTGACGCCAGCTTCGAGAAGTCCTTCGGCTGACGCTCGGTGCCACCGGCGGTGTCGCTGGTGCTGGCGATGGAGCCGGTGACACCAATACCAATTTTTTCCCCTTTCATTTCGCTGACCGGCACAATGTTGATGCGGGTCAGAAAGTCAGAGGACTCCTGCATGGTGTTCATCAGGGTCTGGGTGACCGACGGTTCAACGGTGAATTTTTTCGACACATCACCGGCGTCGATGCCGTTCAGTTCGGCAACACGGGACAGGTAGGCATTAAATTTAAAGCGGGTTTCCTGGCGCATAGTTTTTCCTGAAATTAAGGGTTAATCGTGAAGGTTTTCCCGGATGACTGATGCCGGTCAGCAGTTCGTCATCAGGGCGTCACCGCCACCACCGGTGGCCTTGCTGCGGCGCTGCTGGGTCAGACTTTCGGTGTGGTCGAGACTGTTTTTCAGGCGGGTGAATGCCTGGCTGGTTTCATCCGCCCTGTCAGTCACCTCCTGCTTAAGTGCGGAAAAGGCGGTTTCCATCTCAGCGAGTCGCTGCTCAGTGGCGCTCAGCTTTTCCTGCACATGTTCAGCAACAGCGGTCACCGCTTCATGCACGTCATTCAGACGGGCGTCATCGCTGGCCTGTTTGCGGCCAAAAATGGATTTCACCTTTTCGGTCAGGGCGGTGAACACGGTTTCAGGCAGGTCTTCAAATTCCAGCTCAACAGGCGTTGCCACTGAAATCAGGTTTTCAGGGCTTAATTTGAAGCGGTTCAGAGGGTTGTGTTTTGCCGTGCGGCAGAATTCCAGGTATTCCGTGCCGAGGCTTGCCGGGTCATCGGTGACGGCCAGACCCACCAGATAACATTTGCCTGTATTGGCAAAGTTCGGCTGAATTTCCATTGAGGTATAGACCTTCTGCGCGGCCTTGTTCATCGCGATAAGGTCATCGGTCGGGGTGATTTTCGCAAACAGCGCCCATTTGCCTTTCAGCGCCGAATCATCGTCAATCTTTTCGGCCTTCAGTTCGACCACATCGCCATAACGCTTAAAAATACCGTCAGGCAGGATGCCGCGCAGATGTTCCAGGTTAATGCGGCAACCATAGACTCGCGGGTCAAAGGTTTCGGCCATTTCCTGAATATCCTGCGCACTGATGACACGCCCGTCACAGGTGTCACCCTCAACGCCGATACGAAAGAATTTTGATGCTTTTTTTGCCATTGTCAGGAGTCCTGAATAGTGATTAGAGGAGTCACATGTCGGCATCAGTTTCCCGACGATGCGCATCCTCCGCCATCAGTCCCGGATGGCTTATCACTGACACAACAGCACCTTAGCGAATCGCGGGGCGCGACTCAGTAGCCTTGCCGTGTATTCATCACGGCGAGGTATTCATGACCATCACCACAGACACCACTCTTTTACACGATCCGCGTCGTCAGGCGGCGCTGCTGTACTGGCAGGGGTTTTCCGTGCCGCAGATTGCCGCCATGTTGCAGATGAAACGCCCGACGGTGCAGAGCTGGAAACAGCGCGACGGCTGGGACAGCGTTGCCCCCATCAGCCGTGTCGAAATGAGTCTGGAAGCGCGGCTGACCCAGCTCATCATCAAACCGCAGAAAACCGGCGGTGACTTCAAGGAAATTGACCTGCTGGGACGCCAGATTGAACGACTGGCGCGGGTCAACCGCTACAGTCAGACCGGCAACGAGGCAGACCTTAATCCGAACGTCGCTAACCGCAACAAAGGCGGGCGTCGCAAACCGAAAAAGAATTTTTTCAGTGACGAGGCCATCGAAAAGCTGGAGCAGATTTTCTTTGAGCAGTCTTTCGACTATCAGTTGCACTGGTATCGCGCCGGGCTTGAGCACCGCATCCGCGATATCCTGAAATCCCGCCAGATTGGCGCGACGTTTTATTTTTCCCGCGAGGCGCTGCTGCGCGCCCTGAAAACCGGTCATAACCAGATTTTTCTGTCGGCCAGTAAAACGCAGGCGTATGTGTTCCGCGAATACATCATCGCCTTTGCCCGGCTGGTTGACGTTGACCTGACCGGTGACCCGATTGTCCTGGGCAATAACGGCGCAAAACTGATTTTTCTCGGCACCAACTCCAACACCGCGCAGAGCCATAACGGCGACCTGTACGTCGATGAGATTTTCTGGATCCCGAATTTTCAGGTACTGCGTAAGGTGGCATCAGGTATGGCCTCACAGAGTCACCTGCGCTCGACCTATTTCTCCACCCCGTCCACGCTGGCGCACGACGCCTACGCGTTCTGGTCGGGTGAACTGTTCAACCGGGGACGCGCCAGCGCCGCCGAACGCGTGGAAATCGACGTCAGTCATAACGCCCTTGCCGGAGGTCTTCTCTGTGCGGACGGCCAGTGGCGGCAGATTGTCACCATTGAGGACGCCCTGAAAGGCGGCTGCACGCTGTTCGACATTGAGCAGCTCAAACGCGAAAACAGCGCCGACGATTTTAAAAACCTGTTCATGTGTGAATTTGTTGATGACAAGGCATCGGTGTTCCCGTTCGAGGAGCTGCAACGCTGCATGGTCGACACGCTGGAAGAATGGGAAGACTATGCGCCGTTTGCCGCCAATCCGTTCGGCTCACGTCCGGTATGGATTGGTTACGACCCGTCACACCGTGGCGACAGCGCCGGATGCGTGGTGCTGGCACCACCGGTGGTGGCCGGTGGCAAATTCAGAATACTTGAGCGTCACCAGTGGAAAGGCATGGACTTTGCCACTCAGGCTGAATCCATCCACAAACTCACCGAAAAATATAACGTCGAATACATCGGTATTGATGCCACCGGCCTCGGTGTCGGCGTGTTCCAGCTCGTGCGCTCGTTCTATCCCGCCGCGCGCGACATCCGCTACACGCCGGAAATGAAAACCGCAATGGTGCTCAAGGCAAAAGACGTTATCCGCCGTGGCTGTCTGGAATATGACGTCAGCGCCACCGACATCACCAGCTCGTTTATGGCTATCCGCAAGACCATGACCAGCAGCGGACGCAGCGCCACCTATGAGGCCAGCCGCAGCGAGGAAGCCAGCCACGCCGACCTCGCCTGGGCGACCATGCACGCCCTGTTAAATGAGCCACTCACCGCCGGTATCAGCACCCCGCTGACATCCACCATTCTGGAGTTTTACTGATGAGCAAGAAAAAAGGGAAAACACCGCAACCTGCGGCAAAAAAAATGACCGCCAGCGCCCCGAAAATGGAAGCATTCACCTTTGGTGAGCCGGTGCCGGTACTCGACCGCCGTGACATTCTGGATTACGTCGAGTGCATCAGTAACGGCAGATGGTATGAGCCACCGGTCAGCTTTACTGGTCTGGCAAAAAGCCTGCGTGCTGCCGTGCATCACAGCTCACCAATTTACGTCAAACGCAATATTCTGGCCTCGACATTTATCCCGCATCCGTGGCTTTCTCAGCAGGATTTCAGCCGCTTTGTGCTGGATTTTCTGGTGTTCGGTAATGCGTTTCTGGAAAAGCGTTACAGCACTACCGGTAAGGTCATCAGACTGGAAACCTCACCGGCAAAATATACCCGCCGTGGGGTGGAGGAGGATGTTTACTGGTGGGTGCCGTCCTTCAACGAGCCGACACCTTTCACGCCCGGCTCCGTGTTTCACCTGCTGGAGCCGGATATTAATCAGGAGCTGTACGGCCTGCCGGAATATCTCAGCGCCCTTAACTCTGCCTGGCTGAATGAGTCGGCCACGCTGTTCCGCCGCAAGTATTACGAAAACGGCGCACATGCCGGATACATCATGTACGTCACTGATGCCGTGCAGGATCGCAACGATATCGAAATGCTTCGCGAAAACATGGTTAAGTCGAAAGGCCGCAATAACTTTAAAAATCTGTTTCTCTATGCCCCACAGGGGAAAGCCGACGGCATTAAAATTATCCCGCTCAGTGAAGTGGCAACGAAGGACGATTTTTTTAATATCAAAAAAGCCAGCGCCGCTGACCTGCTGGACGCGCACCGCATCCCCTTTCAGTTGATGGGCGGCAAGCCGGAGAACGTCGGGTCGCTGGGTGATATTGAGAAAGTGGCAAAGGTCTTTGTCCGCAATGAGCTTATCCCGCTACAGGACAGGATTCGGGAAATAAACGGCTGGCTCGGTCAGGAGGTCATCCGCTTTAAAAACTACTCACTGGACACTGACAACGGCTGAACATCGCCGCCTGCGGGCGGCTTTTTTACACCCCCGTCATCACGCCCTCGCACGCTCATCACCGCACAAAAAATCCCGCAGACACACCAACGCCCCAGCAGGCCAAGTAAACGCCTTCACGACGCGCTCAGACGCTGAAAAAATAAAATCAGCACCACCGCCAGCGCGCAGTGCTTTCCCCGCCTCGCCTGCCCGCTTTATAGGTCGGGTTTAATGCAGTTGCGTGACCATTTTGGATCCGCGCCAGCTCTGGCCGCTCACGGCCAGAGCGTGCAAGGCTGGCTCATGCAAAACCATGCACCTTATGCATTCATGGTTAAATAACGATAACTCTGACTCAAATTATTGGTTTGTGTTGGTTTTATTTTGGTTAAGAGATGCGCATTGCACCAATAATACTGGATAGCAGCTTAATAATCAGCGCTGTTAACAACAGGATATTTGAAGTCATTACCATGGCATTGACCAAGTTACTAAATCTCGGTGTTAATCAGGGATTGTCAGCGTCATATGTAACATCTCACGATATCCACATCAACAGCCTGTAGTTTGGCGGCTGATGGCACTTTGGGAGGCTTTCACTTTCACTCTATCTAATGTTACTATCGCGCCCATTACTAGGAAAATTACTTAATCATAACAATGGGTAGTGATATGCAAATTCAAAGAGGCGTAATTTGGCATACATACACAACACAATCGCCAGAATATCAAGATGCCGAGAAATTTAGTTCAGACTTGATAAATACAGGGTTGTTTCTTGCAATACTAACGCCACACAACACATTCAAATATTTATCAAAAAACACACCATCCTCAACAAAAATAAGCATGAGATATGAAAACAACGAAAATGCTGTTACTGTTGAGGGCGGTGATAAGATTCATGCGTCAGGTGTTTGCGCCCTAACTGCTACGGCTTTTTCCCAGTGTATAAACATTAGACTCTCTGAAAGAAAGCTTTTTCACACATCAGGTAATAATTATTACGAAAACATAATATGTTGTCAAAAGCCAATCCTAGTAAAAAATAACGATGTGGAATTTTTTATTCATCCAATTATTCGTCTCTATAAAAATGGGATAGCACATGTTACCTTTGTTGACACTGAGGAACGCAATGTTGATTTGAATGATTTCATAAAAAACATTTTAAACCTACCTTTAAAACTAAACAGTTCGATTACTACCAGCATAGAGTTCGCCAAGAGTTCGTTACTGCTAGACTATTCAGGAATGCCACTACTTAGTAGACTGATAGCGAAGTGTAGTATTAAAAAGAGTTTAAAACTATTGAACGACAACTCTGAAGATCTAGAGGTTGGTGAATTTAAGGTTACAGGTAGATATATTGATTACACAAATTTAATGCAAATTCAGCATAATTTAAGTGACATCGCCAGATATGTGATTGCTATAATATTTGACAAAAAAAAGAACAATTAAAGATTATCTTTTAGGCAGAAATCTTTCTGAGTTTTATAACTTCTGGCAAGGTAAGCCAAGCGTCTATATCTTCGAGCACGATAATCAAAAAAACAATGCCACTGACAATTTTCAGAGTAATAAGTCGTTAGTTTATTCATTGCTGGGCAAAAATCACCTATTAACAAACATAAAGCACACCAAGAAAATCATTGATCATCGTGCCTTTGATGATTTCAATTTTTTTTCTGAACAGTCTTTAGCACTGACTATACTTACATGTAAAGTTAAAAAAGAATTTTTTACCGGGACATATACAGAGGAAAATCTGATGTGGGACAATCAGGTTAAGAGTGATCTTAGAGATTTCATTTCCTTTTCATATGATTCAACAATAGAAAAAATTGGAAATGAAAAAAGCCATCTTGGCCTTGCCAAAATACAAGAAGACATCCTTTTATTTGAAGAGTGGCTTAGGATTTTCTCAAGGAAGTATGGAGAGATACAAGACTTCACATTTAATACATTAAATTCAATCGATATAAAAAGGGCTCGTCAAAGCGTCATTGAATTGATAAAGTCAAGAATCCAAGTGCTAAAATTAATTGATGCCGACTTAAATGACAAAAGTAATAAGAAGATAACAATGGCCTTTGGTTTAATTGCATCGACATCATTATCCCCAATTTTAGTAAAGCCATTATTTGAAACACTAAACCTGTCACTTTTAATTAAGAAATCTGGACTCAAAAGCTATGAAGATGCAATTTACTTTGCCACATCCATGGTTTTTGTTTGGTTAATAATAAAGCTATTAAACTTCAGGAGAAAATAGACAATGTAATACCTAAATGCCAATACTAATGTAATTACAAAAATCTTGACTTAAAGTATTAGGATCGTAACTTCAACCATAGCTAACGCCTCGCTGGGCGAGTTGTTCAACCCCGCCAGCACTGAAAGCAAGTTTCAGCACCGGCGGCGTTTCCTATGGTCGACGTGGCGGCAGTATTATCGGACCTCTCGCCGGTGTGAAGGCCTCAACTTTCTGATTGCTTATATCATGCAGCCGCCCGTAATTATCCCTGACGATTTCAGCACACCCGACCAGTTCGGCGGGTGTCAGATTCTCATTGACCATTATTTGTTGCAGTCGATGCACAATACCCATCAGTTTTATGCTGTTGTTCTTATGCTGCGGAATTTCACGGTGTAGTCTGTGCATTTACCAGTCTCCACCTTCAACGTGTAACTTGTCTGAAATGAGCGCCGCTAACTCATGATTTGCTGATGAATTTCTTCCGCTATGCGTATCCCCCAGAACCAACGCGAAGCCATCGCCACCCACCGTGTAATACTTAGCTTCCGGGAAGTGTTCCCGCACCTCCTGACGCAGCTTTTCTAGCGCGGTAGAAAGACGATAAAATCGAGATGCCGCAGTCGGCATAACATCAGATAGCAAGTCACGCGCCGTGGTAATGCCTTCGCTATCTTTAATAACTTGTTTTATTTCTTCGGTGTACATGGTCATTCAATCAATCTCCATTATTGAAACATTGGAATATCCCGGCCACTCATCAGCGACCGCATAACTGAATTTTTTCTCGCCATATGTCACCGTTGCGCCCCGCGCCAGTACATCCAGTTCCCACCGCTCCGGCGTGATACCGTGTTGTGCTAGGTCAAACCGGATGCGTGATATCTGGTCACACTGCGATTTAGTCAGTCGCGCTGAAGGTGCTAATTCATCCGGCTTCAACGGTGATCGGTTTCTTTGTTGCCTGTTTTGAGGTTTAGCCCCTGCTTTTAGCGCGCCCCTGAGCACCTTCACGGCGTCCGGGTCATTCCAGTCGATCACCCCAGCATCAATGAGATTTATCACCGCTGCGGCTTGCTCAGACGGTGTGGGCGTCATATCCGTGTCGCTTCCGTTGGCCGGTAACCCACAGTTATTGACAGGACTCCGAGGCGCGGCGATGCCGCTTTTTAAAGTCAAAGGCTCAACGACCGGAACTTTCGGCACAATGCGCCAGTCCGTCGTTCTGGTGATATGAATATGACGCGCGCCGAGATGCGGCGCGTAAATGCCGACCACTCTCTCGACTTCTTCCTCGTACTCGTTAACTTCATCCGACGGGCTACGGGCGACTCTGACAGTCTGACAATCGCGCGGGACATTTGCCCCACCCTGCGCGCTGATATACAACGCAAAATCACCACTGTCTGCGGCGGCGCGTGCAGCCTCGACGCGCTCGTCAAACTCATCAGCAATGCTGACGCCGCGCGGCAATTTGCGTAGTTCACGGTAAGCCCCCATTGTCGGCAGGCCAACCGTTTTAAATTGCGGGATGCGCCACGTTGACGCCCATGCGGTAACAGCCGCTGCAGTGTCTTTCAGCGGCCTGCCGGTGTCGTTATCGAGCTGACCATCCAGTGCATAGCCGTCGATGTTTTTTGAAATGTATTTCGCGATATATCCCGCAGCACCGCCCCGGTTAAGGTGTTTTGCCTGAAAACGGTTTCGCGCGGCTCCTCTTTCGTCGCCATCCTCTTTGAGCGCATAGCGACGCATGATTTCGATAATCTGGTTACGCTGGCGTGGATGACAAAAAAGCATCATATGCCAGTGCGGCGTTCCGTCGTGGTGTGGCTCGACGACACGCAAACCGTAGACCTGTAAATCATTATCCTTGAATGCCGTGCGCATCAGGCTCCAGATACGGCAGAGATAACGCTGCGCATCCTTTGGATTAAATGCCTCATCGTTCCAGCCGTGATTAAGCTGCACGGTTTTACTTTCGCCTTTTCCTACCTGACGTGTCGGGTGATACTTTGACGGCGCGGTCAGCGTGATAAACATCCCCACATCACCCTCTGCAGCGGCGTAACGCTCAATACCGGCAATGGTGTTCATCAGCTCCATCCGGCGAATTTCAGGATTAGAAATACTGCCCATCACCTTACTGATAAGGTCGATGCGCTCGCCGGTTTCCCTGTTTTCAAGGTCACACGATTTAAGAAATTCCAGATTTGCCTGGCGGCGCGCACGCACATCACGAATGGCGTGTTTACTGGCATAAGGAGAACGGTCTTTATTGACCTCCCCGACAGCTATCAGTAACGCTTCATGCCAGCGCATACGCTGGCCTTTAAGCTGATGAGTCCACCACTCATCGTTAAACAGACGGGCAATGGCAGAATATGCCTGCCTCGTGGTCATCTGTCTTTTACGGTATTTTTTCCAGTAGAGAGGGGAAATATTGAAAGCTCGTGCAGCACCAGCAACATGACCATACAGGTGATCCTGAGCCTCATCCGTAAACAGTGATTCTTTTTCGCCATGCGCATCCACCCAGGCATCGCTGAGTTCCTCATACATCATGAAAAGCTGCGATGAGATACGGGCGGCAAACTTTTTCAGCTCCTTGTCATTCATTCCCGGCAGGCGCGCATAGTGATCACGCTCTGCCAGAAACAGCAACGACGCGTCGGTGTTCATTTCATGGCGCTGATTCACACGCTCAATGCGCGGCCATAAACGACGCTGAAAAGTGGATGTGAGGAAATAAAACCCGTGCACCGGGCTTTTATTGCGCCGGATGTAGTCATAGCGTGAAGTAAACAGCGAGCGCAAAAAGTAAGGCAGGCGGTTAATCGTGGATAAAACACCTTGCACCTGACGCATCTCGTCACGTGTAAGGGGTCTTTCGCGCCCGACGGCCTCGCGTGGCGCGTTCCATGCATAAGTACCGGTAAACGTCTTACCGGTGCCTGCGGCAAATGCTGACGGAGGGACAAAACGCCCGGAGGCTTTAACGGTCATATGAGCCAAAAGCCTCTGAACAACGCTTGCTGAGTTGCCCAACCTGCGCGTTTAAATCAGCAAAAGACTTTGCGCTTCCGGTCAGAATATCGTGATGCATCAGGCCGGAAACGAGCTGGCTTAATTTCGGGTAATAACCAACCACCGCCAGCCATTCCTGACCGGCGTTTTTACCGCTTTCAGCTCTCTTTTTCTCGTGGAGAATAAACTGAAAGCTGTCACTGGTAACGACATAACGTTCGCCAATTTCAATACGAATACTCATGCCGTTCTCCGGTAATGTTTGTTTTTTGCTTCAAAAACTGACTGACAGGAAACACAACGCGTGGCTGACGGATACGCCGCACGACGGGCAGCAGGTATTGGCGCGTCACACTCTTCGCAAACCATCGCAGAAGCACCGCAATGTTTTACCCTTGCCGCGTTAATCTGGCGCTCCAGTAATTCAGCCTGTTGTTCCTGAATAAAATCTACGTTGTCCGGCATTACCAGTTCCTTTTGTCGTTAAGGTTTTTAAATTCATCAGCGCAATAGCTGGCGATTTCTGTCGTTAATTTCGTCAGTTCATCCACGGAGGAGATTTGCTTGTGAAACACAGCGCGTTTAACAAGCAAATTGACCACATCAGACAGGAGGTTTAATTCGTTCTGATAAATCGCGATAACAGACTCAGTTATTTCGCGTTTTTCTTTATCAAGACCAAGTTGAATAAGAGACAAATCGCCATTTTTCATAACGGCGATTTTTAAGGCGTTATTCAGTAATACAACTGAACGAGAACAGGACATCAAAGCACCTCCCCGCGAGACAATCCGATATTGTGAAATTTTTCCGACTCCTGACTGAGCAGCTCGACTATCTCCACGCGGGATAACTCCGCCTTTGTGATGTGGCGAATCATGGCATCAAGATGAGAAGAAAAGCGCGTCGCAGCGTCGGCCTGTGCTTCGGTTCTGGCCTGTTGCAGCAGTAATGCGTATTTACCGCACTGATTTTCAGAAACTGTATGCATAACTTTCTCCAGGCAAAAAGAAGCCCCGCACGATTAAGTGCGTTAAAAACTCTGGTTAATTACTTAATGCAGATATTGCTCTGGTTTTACCGACGTCAGAATTGTCGGTGCATACTCAAACAGGCTGAATAATTCACGTAATGCACGGAATAAAGCATCACGCCAGTAACATGACTCTTCATTAATTCGCCAGTATGGCTGGTTAAATTCTTTTTCAGTCAATCCGGCATGCATAAATAAAGTACGACGCTGACTGACTGTTAAAAAACTAATATATGCATACTCACTTGCACCGACCTGACGACGTTTTGAGAATGCCCCACGCAATTCATCAATTGCACATACCAGTCGTTCACGTTCGACGTCGTTCATTTCTTCAAAACGCATCGTTGCGTGACGCTGTTTTAACTGCGCATGAAAGCAAACTGTTAGCCGTTCGCGCTCCATCATCTGATTATAATAATCACATGTATCCTGCCAGCGAGGAACGGCAAGATGCTTACCAATTATCCGGCGCATAGCTGCTGGCTGTTTTTCAACGAGATTGAGCGTCATCACTGTCATTTCCATACCCTCCGGCTTTTCAGAAAGGTCAGAGCCTTTTTTAACGGACTCTGTTTTTTGGTGCGGATAATGATTCCCTTACGCCCCTTACCGTGGGTGATGGTGAAGTCAATCGCCCTGGGGCTTTCGTTACGCAATAACTGAGCAATACAACGAGGCTCGTTCATCCTTTCCACCTTAAGCCGCACGGCCATGTCTTGATTTGCTGTAACTAATGCGATTTTTCCAGTCATGCCATTCTGTCGGAGCTTCATCAACCAGTTGGGCTGCGTACTTGTCCCACTCACGGCGATTAATCCATAATTCAGCTTTCCCTCTTGGTTTTAATGGGTCTGTCATGTAGAAGGCTGGCAGCTTTCCTGCTTTAGCCATTTCAGCCACCGCGCGTGGTGTCTTACCGATGTAAAGAGCAAAACCTTCTTTCGACAGCAAATCAGATGGGCGCTCTGAAATCTGAATGCTTTTACGTTTGGCTTCATTTTCGAAACTTGCCTCATCGCTAGTTGGACAAGAAATTTCTACATTTGTCGTCACTTTGCTATCCTCCATAAGATTTGCGATTCACCAACTGGAGCCATCTAGAGCCTTTTTGAGTGAATCACAAATTGCCAAGTAGCAATATAATTGGAGATTAGCAAAATTATGTCAAGTGAACAAAGTGAGAAACTAAAGCTCATCCGTGAATCCGAACGCCTTAAAACGAAGGAACTTGCTGAATTAATTGGAATTAATTACTACACATATCATGGATATGAATCAGGAAAATCAAAAATGCCTATGGAAGCAGGTATGAAGCTGTTTAAGCATCCACGCTTTCGCAAGTATCGTGACTGGTTCATGTTTGATGAAACAGATCCAGCAGCTGGACAAATAGCCCCGGCTCTCGCACACATTGGGCAAGACTCAACAACCTTGCACCACTCAGACCAGAAGACTGGCTGACGATTTATTCAGCATATGTGTGTAGTAAATGTACGAAAGAAAATTGCATTAATTTTCAAGTAGTAGAAGTAAACAGCGTCATCGGAGGGCTTTATGTCTATTAAAAAGCTCGATGATGGTCGTTATGAAGTGGACGTCAGACCGCAGGGTGCAGATGGAAAACGTATCAGGCGGAAATTTAAAACTAAAGGTGAAGCTCAGGCATTCGAACGTCATGTATTGGTTAACTACCACAACAAAGAGTGGTTGGAGAAACCAGCCGACCGCCGAACTCTTACAGAGTTGTTAGGTAGATGGTGGATATATCACGGAAAATCACATGAGCGTGGAGATATTGAACGGGGGCGTTTAACGACAATAATCGCCAAATTTGCAGAAATGGGAGTGTCCAGAGCTGACCAGCTAACAAAGAAAACGATAACTGATTATCGCGTTGTAATGATGAACGATGGTCTAAAACCAGCCAGCGTAAATCGACATCTGGCAATAATGAGCGGGATGTTCACCAAGTTAATTGACGCCGGTGAATACCACTCCCACAACCCGTTCCGTGAGATTAAACGGTTACGTGAAGCTGTTACGGAAATGGCTTTTTTGTCCAGTGAAGAGATTACGCGGCTGTTATCCATGCTTGATGGTGATGAATTAAATGCAACTCTGGTCTGCCTTTCTACTGGTGGACGCTGGAGTGAAGTGTCTAATTTAAAAGCTGAACACATCATTAACCAGATGGTTACGTTTATGAAAACTAAAAACGGAAAACGCAGGACAATTCCCGTTTCGCAGGACCTGATTAAACGGATCAAGACCAAAAATTCAGGCAGGCTTTTTAATGCCAGTTACTACAAAGTGCGTAACGCTCTCAGGGAAGTAAAACCCGATTTACCTGACGGACAAGCAGTACATGTTTTGAGGCATACATTTGCCACACATTTTATAATGAATGGAGGTAACATAATCACATTGCAGCGCATCCTGGGTCATTCTAACATTCAGCAAACTATGACCTACGCACACTTTGCACCGGATTTCTTACAAGATGCTGTGACTCTTAACCCGGTGTCAGGAATGTCCATAATGCGTCCATAA